AGAGTTTATTACAGTTCAAAAGAAGTTAATACTACTACATATGGTGGTATTTAATTTCATATCCCTATATATAGTAGCACTATATCTAGTATGTAGACACTATCCTTTATTGCTATATATTTATAGTCCTGCACAGGCTTGTACACCTGCACACACGTAAGATTATGACCTACAGGTCTTAATCTGCGTACCCCCACCTGTATATATGTAAGTAGTAAAAAATATTCTAGTAAAACATTGTAAAGATATTTCTGTCAATGTTTATAAGGTTTGAAGCCCTTTCAGACATAACGGGCTAGTAAGGGAGAAAGAGTTATGATTGGAAACTTTGGTTAATCCTTGAGTACTAGGTTTGTGTTACTGCGTTATACTTCTACGTATCCCTAGCTTTCGGCACCCCGATTGCCACTTTACTTGTAACTAATTACTTATTCCCAATGTTTGTAATTTAATGTATGATAACATATAATTATCATTACACAAATCTTTACGAAAAAGATAGGAAAATATGTCTAAAAAGATATGCCACGCTACTAACTGCAGAAAAAGATTACCTAAGAATAAATCTAAGTATTGTTCTACTAAATGCCAACAGCGTCAGTATATGAAAGAATACAGACATAATAAAAAACAAGAAAAGCCTATAAATTCAGAATACGCAGCTACTACACCTATGAAAGGTAAGTATTACCAAGAGTATGTAGATAGTGGTCTAGCAGACAAAGTAATGAATAGTGAGCTAACTGCAACTAAAGCAGCAGAAGTTATTGGGTGTCCAATAGCAACAATATCTAAAATGAACGCTGCTTATCAAATAGACTTACAAAATAAATTAGATGCAGAAGATTGGGAAGTATCAGAAGATGCACAGAATGCACTAGAAAACTTTTCTGCTTTTCGTAAAAACTATTTTGCAACAGAAACAGGAGAGAAATACGAAACAGCAAACTTTCATGAAAATTGGATAAATAACATTATTCACTCTATAGATAATGGTGAAGAACTATTAATATTGTCGCCACCTAGACACGGTAAGACAGAATTACTTATACATTTTGCTGTATATCAAATATGTAAAAACCCTAATGTAAGGATTATGTGGGTTGGTGGTAATGAGGATATTGCAAAGAACGCTGTATCTTCTGTACTTGACCAACTAGAAAGCAATGAGAGATTACAAGAAGATTTTTGTGAACCTGGTAAAAACTTTAAACCTGATAATCGTTCAGGTAAGATGTGGGCTTCTAATCAATTTACTGTAGGTACTAGAACAGTTCCTGGTATTAAATCACCAACTATGGTTGCTGTAGGTAAAGGTGGCAAGATACTATCAAGAGATTGCGATATTATTATTGCTGACGACATTGAGGACCATCAAACTACTATGCAACCTGGTGCAAGAGAAAACACTAGACAATGGTGGACTACAACACTATCTAGTCGTAAAGAGGAACATACTGCAGTTGTAGTTATTGGGTCAAGACAACACCCTGATGACTTATATCATCACTTACTTAATAATGATAACTACACATCTATAGTAGAAACTGCACACGATTTAGAATGCGATTTACCTGAAGTATCACATGAAGAACATACAGATTGTATGTTGTGGGGTAGTAAACGTACACATAAATGGTTAATGTCAAGAATGAAAGCTGCAGAAACTACAGGTGGTAAACAGATATTTGAAATGGTGTATTTTAATCAAGCGTATGTACAAGGCACACAAATATTTAGTCCTGACGCTGTAGATAGTTGTAAACGTACTGATTTAGTTGTAGGACAAATGCCTAAACAATTACAACTTGTTGCAGGACTTGACCCTTCTGCTAGTGGCTATCAAGCTGCAGTTTTGTGGGGTATAGACACTTGGAACTCAGAACTTTACTGTATAGATATTGATAATCAACAAGGTGGCGGTGTTAGAGCTGCTGCACAAATAATTAGTGATTGGTTTCATAAATATGATTTAGGACATTGGATAATAGAAGAAAACGGATTTCAAACTGCTATTAGACAAGATAACAACATAAAAGAATTTGTACTAAGAACAGGTATATTATTACAAGGACATCTAACAGGCAAAAACAAGCACGACCCATTATATGGTGTAGGTGCAATGGCAGAATTGTTTGAGGCAAATAAAATTCATTTACCTTATGGCAATTCAGAAAGTCAAGCTAAAATAGATAGTTATAAAAGACAGTTAGTGTACTTTGATGGTAAACCTGTTTCTAGTAGGAACAAACATAAAACCGATATAGTTATGGCTAGTTGGTTTCCAATGAAAGTATTTAGACGTGTTCAGAAAGAACACTTAGCAGAGGTAGGAATGGAATACAATCCAAGTTTTAGTGGTTATAATATAACAGAGATGAATGACGCACCATGGCAATAGATTTAAACAGAAAATCAGCACAAGAAGTTATTGACGCAGCACAAGAGTTAGTTGCAGGTACTCCTAGTGATACAAGACAAATAAACAAATATAGAATTAAAGCAATATTAAATGGTGGTGCTGATGGAATACGTGCATTATTAGGTAATCAAATGGATACTGCAGATGCAGATTTATTACCTGCACCAAACCTTTTACAATCAGGTATAGATAGACTTGCACAAAAAATATCAGGTGTACCACAAGTACGTGTTGATGTTATGAACAATAACGATAGTGAACGTTCAAGATTAAGAGCAGAAAGATTAGAACGTATTGTTACATCTTATGATGAGAAACAAAGACTTAATTTACAACTAGCACAAGCTGCAAGATGGCTACCTGGTTATGGATACTGTGCTTGGGTTATAACAAGTAAAATGGACAAGAATGGTTTTATTTATCCTTGTGCGGAACTACGTGACCCATATGATACGTTTCCTGGTAACTTTGGTCCTGACCAACAACCACAAGAATTAGCAATACTTAGAAGTGTACCTAGATGGAAACTAGCACAAATATATCCTGAGTATAAAAATGTAATTCTTAAACCAAACGAAAAGAAAAAAACAGGAGCTGTAGGAAATGCAAGTACATCTCTTATTGGTTATGAAAAAGGTAATGTACAAAAAGCTGATTGGGAAGATAATACAGGTCAGGGTGTAGACATAATTGAATATTACGATATTACAGGTACATACATTGTATATCCTGAAACAAAACAACTTTTTGACTACATACCTAACCCATTAAGTACAGTTCCGTTTGTATTTATGAAACGATTTAGTTTTGATGAACTGAAAGGTCAGTATGACCACACTATAGGTCTTATGGCTATGATGGCAAAAATAAATATTATGTCAGCTATAGCTATGGAAGATGCTGTATTTACAGAAACAAATATTTCAGGTGAGCTAGAAAGCGGACAATATCGTAAAGGTAGATTTGCTGTAAACTATTTAGCTCCAGGTACACAAGTTTCTAAACCTGCCAACAACATACCATATCAGTTGTTTCAACAAGTAGACAGGTTAGAAAGACAACTTAGACTTGTAGGTGGTTATCCTGTAACAGATGATGCCCAATCACCTGCAAGTGTTGCAACAGGAGCAGGACTAGCAGAATTAAACTCATCTATGTCATTGATGATTAATGAATATAGAGAGATTATAAAAGTTGGCGTTTCTGAAATGGATAATAAAAGATTAGAACTTGATGAAATAATTACATTAGAAACAGGCATAGAAAGCAAACCTATGGCAGGTTACTTTAATGGAACATCATTTTCTGAAAATTATAAACCACTTACTGATATTGGTGGTGACCATAAAACAAGACGTATATATGGTGTTATGGCAGGATTTGATGAGCCACAAAAAATTGTTACAGGTTTACAACTTTTACAAGCAGGTGTTATTGATGTTGAAACATTACAAGATAACATTGATGGATTAGAAAACATAGCAAAAGTACAAGAACGTATACGTAAAAATAAAGCAGAAACTGTTTTGTTTGAAAGTGTATTGTCTAGGTCAGCACAAGGTGATGCTGCTGCAACTATGGCAGTAATTGCTATTTATGATAATCCAAATGCTATGACAGATGTATTAAAACAATTTTATACACCTGAAGAACCACAGCTTAGTCCTGAACAAATGGCATTAATACAACAACAACAAATGGCACAAGCTGCACCTCAACAACCACCATCAATTCAAGAAGCATTTGGACTTGTATAATGCCGTACTCAGAAGATTTTATAGACAACGAGTTTTGGAGTTTAGTAAGTGAAGAATATGGTGATGTAAGTGTTGTGGACTTTAATCAAGCATACGAAATAATACAACCTTACCCAAATATATTTATTGTAATAATGGAGGATAATGGCAAAGAAACGTTCTAGGGGTGGTTATAGACAACCTAACAAACCTGCTGCTGTAAGTGGTCCAGGTGCATTGTCTGCTAGAACAGACGGTGGGGCAGGAAGTTCTACACAACCTATAAGAAGAATACCAGGACAACAGTATGGAGAAGGTAAAGCATTAGTTGAACAACAACAAGCTGCACCTTTACCAAGTGTTGCACAACCTGGTACAACAGGTAGAGGAGTAGATGTATTTGCTCCAACTGAAAGACCACAAGAACCTATTACTGAAGGTGCTATGTTAGGTGCAGGTGGACCTCCAAGACAAGCTATAGATGAAGATGCAAATATGTTGTTAGCTGCAATGTATCAGATATATCCAAGCTCAATAATATCGGAGATGATTAATCAAGGGAGTGAATAATGTATTTCATGGACCCTGTTTATGAGGAAGATTTAGTCAAACAAAACGAAGCTAGAGAAAGAAAGTTTCAAAATTTAAAATCTAACATTACTTCTGATGTTGCAGAACGTATGATTGCAATTACTAAGAAGTATCCTGGTATGCCACAAAGTTTAAGTTTATCTGCAGCTATGGCAGGTGCTAACCCTGAAGGTAAAGCTCTTGAAGATATAGCAGACAAGTATGCAATTAATCAAGCTGAGTATGGTAAGACAGCATGGGAACTTGCTTCTACTGATGCTAATGGTGAATATTTATATCCTGAACATCAAGATATGACTTTAAATATAGGTAAAGCACTAAAAGGTGATGCAGAGCTAGGTATATGGGCATTACTTGCATTAGAAAGTTTTGGTGAAAAAATAAAAATGTTAAACAGACAAAGTAAGTATTTTGTTGATTTAACGTTTTATGATAAATTTTTACGAGAAGGATACACACCTGAAGAAGCACAATCTAATTTACGAATGTTTGTTTCTAATACAGAAGTACCTGATATTGGTAAAGACAAAAACATGTGGGGTGAATTACGTTCTTTTGCAAAGATGTGGAAAGAAGCAGGAGATTTAGCAGGTGAAACTGCATTTGCTGCAGCATTTAAAGAAGCCTTAGAAGGAAATCCTGTTAACTATCAAAGAGAAGGTAAAAAGTTTTTATTTGAAAGTATATTAGCTGAAGATGATGCTCGTTATCACAGACTTGTTGATATGGGTTTTTCTGCTGAAGAAGCTAAAAAAATATTTTATGAAAATATAGGTACACCAATTAAAGCTAATGAAGCACTTGGAATACAAGAATATACATCATTATCAGACCCAAATAAAATTATGTTTTTTGAAGGACGTAAATCTAATTATGCACCAGGTAACAATATAAATGATATGTTTAGTATTTCTAATTGGTGGAGAAACAAACGTGGTTTAGACACAGGAGTACTACAACCTTATAGTCCAGGTAGAGCAATAACTTATAATATTATTCCTAGTGGTACTACACAAGCAAATGTTATGTCAGGAATTATTGATGGAGCAGCAACAATAGCTGCTGACATACCGTTGGGTAAAGGACTTGGTCTTTTAGGAAAATTAGGTAAAGGTGCTGTTACTGTAGATAAATTATTAGATGCTAGAAATGCTGCAAAAGTAGATGATTACCTGACTATGTTTAATAAAAACATAGATGAAATAGCAGAAACTGTAGACCCATTTACAGATAAAACATTTAAAGTATCAGGTAAAAATGGTCAATTAATTAGAACACTTACACCTGAAAAAGCTGCAGATATGAGAGCAGGACGTAAATTATATAAACAAGCAGGTGTAATTAGTGGTACTAGAAAGTCATTATTTAGAAATACATCACAAGATTTAATGAACTCACCATTTGGTAGAAATGTAACACGTGCATTAACAGATGAAAATAATGTAGCAAAAATTATGACTACACCTGGTTTGTCAAACTTAAATTATCAAGTTGCAAAACGTATTGCTGATGCAGATAATTATTTAGATGTAAGAAAAATATTAGATGAATTGTTTGATACAGGAGTTATTAATCAAGTACCTGGTAAACAATCAGGTATTACAAATGCAGTATTAAGACAATCAGCACTTACAGGAAAACAACTTTCACAAAGTAGTAATCTTGTGAAACAAGCTGCAGGAAAAGCATTAACAACTATTGGTAAAGAAGATGCTGCTTTTAGAAGTGCAGGTTCTTATATTGCAGGTGGTGCTAAAAGAGTTGTTAATGTATTAAAGAAACAACCTACTGAAGGTGATGCTTTTGCAGAACTTATGGGATTTAGTGCTAACTTACGTAGCGGATACAAACCATATTTTAATAAAATACTTAGTGTTACACCTGACCAAGGATTATCTTTTACAAATAGAGATGATGCAGTAAGAAATTTAATTGCACATATGCAAGTTACAGGTTGGTCATTTGATGCAATGAAACCCCATGTAGATGAACTTATTAATATTGCAGATGGTGATTTTGAAGCAATACAAAAATTTGCATATCAACAAATATTAAGAGATGAATTTATTATGCAACAATCAGGTAAATCTATTGCTACTACAAGGATTGCTAAAAAAATATTTGAAAGTAATGCAGATATTAGAAAATATTTTATTGATAGTTTAACAGGAGAAAACATGCCATTTGTTGGTGATGTTGTAGAAACTATTGTAGAACGTGGACCTAATGGTGAAAAAATAGAAATGGTAGTTCCATCTTTGCATTTATTATCAGAAGCTGCAGATTTATACGCACCATTAACTGATTACAGATTAATTAACCGTGCATTAGGAAAAGTATTTACAACTTATGG